GGTTTTGTCCGGGCGGGTTAACACCACCAGAAAGGCAATACGGTCAGGAATGATGATGCTGGCCGTGACGGTGGCGTTACGGGCGTAACCGGCACGCAGAAGCGGCTGCATGGACAGCCGCGCGTAATCTTCCACGCGCAGGCGGACATCTTCCGTCAGCTTTTCACGCTCAAGCAGCCACAGGCGGGAACCCCACGAAAAATCGCTGTACGTGTCGCCCGGCCAGCCGCGCGGGTCGCCGGAGCCGTCAGGAATGACATCATCGTCATCAGCGCGGGCATCGGTGAAAAGGCAGATAAGAACCTGAGTGACCAGCCCCTCATCCCGTGAGAGGCCGTTATGGGTGACGGTGATGTCACCCCGTGAGAGCATGTTATTCCAGCGGATTTCTGTCGTCATACGGGCGGTGATGTATTCTCATTGTCGCCGTCCTTATGAATGTGTTCGCTGAATGATTTACCCTTGATTCTGACATCTTCAGTGAATTCACAGGGACCGACGAATTTCATTTGTTTACCGATAATATTCAGCAGTTCGTCGGCAGTGAGATTTACCGTTTTCCCTGAAAAGTCTAATTGTTCTCCTGTGATTTCAATGACGCCGTTTTCCTTCAGGGTGATGTGTGATTTGCCGTCCCGGTGATACACCCTGACATCGCCGGGGGACAGTCCTTTCGGGCGACATCGCTTGTCTTCCACCGCGATGGCAACCAGCCCGTCACGCCGTCCGCCAACGGCCATCACAATGGCTTCAGAACCTTCCGGCGGAACGGACGTAAACCCGTAGTTCTGGAAGCGTTCCACGTCGTCATCGGTGGCATCTGCCAGCGTCTGAATTTGCAGGTTCTGCCGTGCCAGACCGTCAGACACCAGGCGGACAACAGCGCGGTCAACCATCAGTCGCAGGCGGCGGGCAATTGCGTTTAATCCCATGTGGCCACCGCCTTTGTTTTTTTCGTCTTCGCTTTCATTTCCGGCATGTCCAGTGATTCAGGCGGAACCAGCGCCAGAACCGTCATCCTCCCCTGTGCGCCATCCGTCCATGTCACCCCGGATATCAGCCAGGTGGTTTTCAGGTTCTGAATGCTGTCGTCGATATCGACAAGGCGGTTGGTCTGCCACAGCGGGCCGCTGTCGCCCTGTTCGCGCCAGCCTGCCACCGTGATTTCCGTCGTGCGGGACTCTCCCAGCATCCGGGCTTTGTACCATTCCCCGCGAATGCTGGCCCCGCCCACGGTCAGGCTGTCTTCATTGACCAGAATGCGCGGGCGGTAACGGTTAATTTCCGGGGCTTCGGTGATGTACTGGCGACCGCCCACCATCGGGGCAGGCTGGCTGTCCCACAGTTTGCCACGGGCACTGGTGGTGCCCTTGATGATGTACTGGCTGTTACGCTCCCGCCAGCTGAAGCGCCCACGGGCGGCGAGGATATTTTTCCCAGCACCAGTGACACGCCCGCGCGAACGGAAGAGGCGCGGGTGATAATCAGGTTACCCGCGCCGTCAGACGTCAGCAGAACGCCGCGCTGTTTTGCCAGCCGGTCGAGCAGTTCAAAGCCCGTTTCACCCTGTTCCAGAACGACAGACGCAAATGCCTCCCCGGTCGGGGTTTCCGTGATGACGGTTATCCCGAACGGGCGGCAGACATCAGCCGCCACCTGTTCAAGCCGCACGCCTTTCCATTTCCCGGACGAATGCACCACAGAGCAGTCCACCAGGTCGCCGGTTTTATCGCGCCCCATGACGCGAATCTCCACGTTTTCAGCCTCATAGCCGGGAATAAAATCATCGATATACCCCGTCAGCACGGTATCTGCGCCCAGCCTGACCGTGCAGGGTTGCCCCTCACGAATCACGCGCGGTGCCGCCGCTGACCAGCGGGTTGTCACACTGAGTTCAAACTCACCGGCAATCGCCTTCAGGGAACGGCTGACGGACATTTCCGTCCAGCCTTCCCACAGTTTGCCGTCAACGGTAAGAATCACGGATTCCATCAGTCGGTGATCTCCACAGGTTGCGTCGGTAGGATGAATGACGGATGACGCAGGCGGTTACGCTGCACGATTTCATCCCGTCGGCGTGTGTCACCATGCTCGCGCCATGCCAGCAATGCGGCAGAGGTGGTTGTGGTCAGCGTCACCTGCCGGGTTTCCGGCAGACGGGCGGCACGCTCGCGGGCATCCGTAATCACGGCCTGCCGTAAATCGCGCAGCGTTCGCCACAATGTCCGCTGGTTGTTTTCCACCGCCGCCACCGCCTGCTCATGCAGTTCAGCCGCCAGCGTGTCACCGGCAGATAACGCCGCATCACGGGTATCGAACGTCATCGAGGCCACGGCACTGGCCTGTCCCAGCAGGGCTCCCAGCACAACCACTTGGCGGAAGTCGTCAATGTTCTTTTGCAGGCTGTCAGATACCGGCTGATAATCCGGTGACAGCCCGATGGCAAAGCCGGGGTTGCCGTCTGCCACGCTGCCGGGCTTCACGGTGATATCTTCCGGCAGTGCGCCGGTGGCAATCTGCCTGGCACGTTCTCCGGCCCACTGGTTGCGTAATGTCGTGTAAACCGCCAGTGCTTCGGGTGGTTCCGTCACAAGGCCCGCAATATCTTCCACCCGTGCTGACAGCTCACTGACCAGACGCCCCGGTGTGGCAATGAGGGTTCCGGCCATCGCCTTAAAATGCTTCAGCCTGTCCATCCACTGATTCAGTGCTGCCGGTAACGTGGGCAGGTTAGCCACAAGGTTTTCCATATCGGCCAGAAAACTGTCGGCCATGTCACCCAGCCCGTCGAGTGCGCCGAACCAGTCGCCATCGTCAATGGCGGCTTTCACCGCATCAATGCCTGTCAGCACTTCCTGCTGCGTGTTATCCGCCGCAGACGGGAACAGGCGCTCGCCTGCCTCAAACACTTCAAAGGTGACATACGCAATGCCGTCTTCCTCCGTGCAGAGGCGATGGGTGACCTTGCCAACCTGTACGGTCTGTATCCCGAACCACGGGTGGACAAGCTCGCCGGGGCCGGGGGTATTGAGCGCATCTAAAAGGGCGTTTAAATCATCCCGGAAGTTTTTACCTGGCAGCTTTGCGTTAATCTGCTGTTGCCCCGGAACGGCCCCGTTATCATCCGTCCAGGCGGTTTCACGCCGGGGATAAGCACGGGGAATGGCACGACGACCACCGGTGCCCTCCGTATCCACCAGAAAGAAGGGGACGCCACGAAACGAGGCGTCGCGCAGCCCGTCCCATTTACCGTTGCTCGTTGTCATTAACCCTGCTCCACGCTGGTGACGCCAGCCTGCGCACTGAGTCTGACGCCGGGTTGATCCACTCTGACGCTTTTCACGCGGGCATCACCTTCCACCACCACACGGATTTCCCCCTGCAATTGTTGCGGAAGGAAAGGATAATTCTGTGTGGGTTGCATACCTGCCCACGGTCGCGGGTCGGCAATGTTCTTGTCACCCAGCGAATTAAACCAGTCCGTTACCTTACGCCAGACGGACTCGAGCGCTTTCTGGTTATCCTGGCTTTGTTGCGCGAACTCGCGCTCCCACGGGCTGGCGCTGGCATCACCGGCCACGGATTTTGTAAGACTGTCAATCTCACCCGGCAGGGCGTATTGCGTGGTCAGAAAATCGTAAAATTCCAGGGCACCGGCGATGATGCCAGCGCCTTTGCCCGCATTACCTCCGCGGTTACCCGGACCTCGTGGATTGCGTGGGTTACGGGGATTGCGTGATGAATCCGGCGCATCCGGCAGACCACCGACATTGCCGTTCATCCCGCCACTGCCCATATTGACCACATACACCGGCATCACGCCGGAGCCGAAAACATCCGTAATACCGCCGGGTATCCCTTTGCCTTTCCCTTTGGGATTCATGATGTCGTGGATGGTTTTACCGAGCTTGTACGTCTTACGTACGGCGATAATGCCACCCAGCGCAATTGCCATATATTTACCGACCTGCAACCAGTTCTGGTCCACGCTGTTGATGGCATCCGCCAGGTCCTGAACGGGTTTTGCCAGATTTTTTTCAGCAAAAACCTCATATTCATTCTTCAGGGACTGCATCGCAGACTGAAAACTCCGGGCGTTTTTCTCCGCAGCTTTTCTCATGGCACCGGATTCAACCGGGGCGTAAATCATTTTTTCTGTTAGCTGAAGGGCGTCTTCACTGAGCAGTGCCCTTAATCCACGCATGGAAGTATCCCCGAAAACATCCTGCAAGTTCTGCTCATTAAATTTTGCCCGCCTGACAACGTCTCTGATTACGTCATAAGGCAGACGGGGTTTTCCTGTGACAGGATCAAGCACATCAACCCCGTTTCTTTTCAGAAACTTGATATTGTCTTTTCGGGTGACTTCACTCCAGATACTGTTCAGCGCGGTCACCGCTTCATCCGCAGAGCCGGTTGTTTTTGCCAGCATCTGTTCAAGTGCCCCCAACTGGGCTATCGCCTCTTTGCCACCACCGGTATAAATCGAAAACAGTTTTGCTGATACACGCGCCAGTTGATCCACACCAACCGAACCAATGGAAAACTGGTGGTAGAAGCGGTCGAACATGCCTTCAACCTCCTGAGGCGCTTCAATCTGTTTTTCGGACATCTGTGCCATCAGTGCCGCGGCATCCTGTGGCGCAGTCCCGAATGCCTGCGTGGCCAGCCCCTGATTGCGGATGTTTTTTTCAACAAATTCCGGCTTACCGGTCAGGCCATACAGTGCATCCTGGCCTTCCAGTAAGACCTGGGCACTGAGGCGAATGTCTGACATTCTGGCGGTTTCCCGGATGTTTTTTCTTAAACGGGATACCTGCTCATCGGTCAGTTTTGCATTTGTACCCGCACGGCGGATTTGCGCATCAAAATCTGTCAGGCCTTTAAGGGTCATACCACCACCGAACCCGGCAATCATCGCCGTGTAGCGGTTGCCAAGCGCATCCAGACTGCGCCCGGCAGCCTCCGTTGTGGCTTTGACCAGGCGCATGGCCTTCTGGTTGTTCCGGGCGAACTGCGACATGTTTGCACCGTACTGCCGGGCTTTGACGGTCAGGTTCCCGGCAAGGTTGATCATGATTTCCGTGCTGAGACGGTTACCTGTTGCCATGCTGTTTCTCCAGTTGCTTTATCAGGCGGAACAACTGCTGCAGGGGCAGCTGTTCCAGGTACTGAATGCTGAATCGCGAAGACAGGTTAACCAGCAGGTTCATCAGTGCCGACGCCAGCGGCATCAGTTCGCCCCCGCGTTGCCACCTCCTCAAGCATGTCATCCAGCACAGCCGCTTTCGTGCTGATAAGCTCAAGGTCTGCCGGGTGGAGCATTCGCAGCTGTTTCATGTCCAGCGGGCCGGGGATATTACCGATTGACGCAACCTGACGGCGCATCATCTCCAGTCCCATCAGCACCTCAGAACAGTAGGCCACCGCCTTTCCGTTCCCGCCCATGACGACGCGTTCTGCGGCCAGTTGCGCATCAATCACATCACTGGCGGTCAGTTCGCGCAGTTTCACGGTTTTATGCAGGGTTTCATCTGCCGTGCCTTTGCCGGTCAGAAGCCCGTGTTTCAGTTCAAATTCCATTGCGGCCATGTCACACCTTCACGCATTTTTCACCGATAAAGTTGGCACTGATGGTGCCGGAATCCTCGTCCAGCTCTGCCGGGTTATCCGTGGCGGAACCCGTCATCATGTAGTTCAGGCCGTTGTCGCCGTAGAACATCACCGTGACATCTTCCCAGTTGCTGATTTCAATCACGTCCATATCCGCTGCCGCCGCAATGGTTACCTTGATGGACGGCGAGGCCATCTTGCTGGAGATACCCCAGACCTTGCCGCCGCCCATATGCTGGGTGCGGCTGAAGCCGCCCGGATTCAGCGTGGATTTCCCCTCGGTTTTAATTTCGCGGCCATTCACGCGAATGGTCGCCATGCCAAGAATTTTTGCCATGTGGCCCCCTTAAAGCTTGAACTGAATCAGGCCTGCCAGCACACGCAACTGGTTCACCAGATTCGGGTGGCAGATAAAGTTCAGGCGGTTTTTATCGCTGCTGTCGCGTGTCACCTGAAGCGTGTCCCTGTAATCGCTGAAGTTTTCCACAAGGCCCGCCGGGAGAAGTTCGGTCTGGCAGATATCCAGCAGCTCTGCAGTGCACAGCTTCGGCGTCATCACCGGCTGCCCCGCATCCAGCGAGTCCAGCACGTCATCATCCGCCAGCTTGTGGCGCGGATAACGGTTCGAGAAACGGTTTTTAATGATGTAACGGATACGGCCCAGCGTGGCGGGTGACTGCACATCAAGATACGACACATCCGCATCACCGTACTGGTTAACCCGGTACATGGTGATTTCACGCTCGATGCAGACGTTATCCCCGGCGTCCACCATGTGCGTGGCAATGCCGTCATGCAGCAGCAGGTTACGTTCCGGCATATCCCAGCGAACATTACGCGCAGGCGGCAGAATGCCGGTCAGGACCAGCGTCTGAAGCGGACGCGCCGGGTCAATGGCAAGGTGATACGCTGCCGTTGCGCCGTATGACGCGGCCCACATCCACGCCGGATGCGGCGACAGGTTGGTGCCGATGCAGCTAATCAGCCAGTCATTGCGGGTTTCACCAAACGTGCCGGTTTCCCCGTGCGTGCCACAAAACGCCGTCCACAGCTGCGCTTCCATCATTTTGAGCGGCCCCCAGCGGTTCAGCAGTTCATCACGCAGGGTGTTCAGGCTTTTCGTGTCGGTGAACGGGGCGATGATATCGGTAAACCACTCCGGGCCGATGGCCGCAACGGCGTCTGCCATTTCCGGTGTCCCGGTGCCGCCGGTAAACGCGGTTGCGGTCACCTTCACACCTGCCGGGAAGGCTTCACCGGTGTGGTAGTTCAGGCGAACGTCGGCACCGTTGCCGGTGACGCCGTGCCAGTTCACGGTCAGCTCCACGGTATCCGTGGCATCATCCTTCACCGCAGCGGCCACCTGCGTGGCAGGCTTTTTCGTCACCGCATCAGCAATGGCTTTTGCAATGTTTTCCTTCGTATCCCCGGCGCTCACGCTCACCTGAACGGACACACCGTTAATCAGCAGTGCCACCGTTCCGGCTTCGGTCGCTGTACCCAGCACGGTCAGCGTGGCTTTTGCGGCAGCGCCTTCAGGAGCGGCAACCGGCATCGCCCAGGTTTCCGTGTACGTGTTGGCACGACGCAGCATTTTGAGCATTTCAGCCAGCATCGACCCTTTGCCATAAAGCTGGTCTGCCTGGCTGTCACTGGTGATACGGGTCAGTGACAGGGCGTCTGCGCTGCCGGACGATACCGCATGGCCCATGACCAGAATTTTTCGGCTTTGCGCGGATGCACCCTCCAGCGCCTGTGAATTGTCGATATCGATCCAGACAAGCGGGACGCGGATATCATCAGGAATGGAACCCAGCGACATTATTTTTTCCCTCTGGTTTTGTTGTTATTTTTCGGAAGTGTGGTTATTTCCACATCTCCCTCGGCTTCACGGCGCAGCCAGTAAGCGCAGACGTTGAGACGTTCCCCTTCCGGGGATAAATGTGCGCCATCCGGTTTACGGACACGGACGTTTTCCCGCGCTGGCTTAATCAGTTTCTGTTCCATCGTCACCCCGTACATGGATCACGTCGTTAATTTCAGTGTGTTCGCCGCTGCGCAGTGTCGCCCCGAGGCGCAGGAAATCCGGGAGCGCGGCGAGATCAATCTCTTCATCCAGCCGGAATTCCTGCTCCCACGTCACCGCCCACATGGTGACACCCAGCCCGTCGAGGCTGACGGAGTAAATGTTGTCTGCCCGCACATCAGCAGCCATGCGTTCAGCCCCCATGCCCGCTGTGGCATCCGACGACAGCAGGCGTTTGATCACCTTTCCGGCCAGCACTTCACAGCGCACGTCGCGGGAATACCCCCACGAATCCGTCGCCATGATGTAAGCCACCCAGGTGACCAGACCGGACAGCCCGCCGCGCGGGTTGATATCCCGGACACGCAGGGCCGCGACACGGATACAGCCAGTGCGACCGGACAGATAGCGTTTCACTTCATCCGGGCTGTTGAACTGGCCGATGTGACGCTCCACCACGTCAGCCCGGTCAGGGGTGTCCCCCTGAAGGGCCGTCTGCAGCCAGGCCACAATGTGCTCTGCGGCCGCAACGGTGCTCCCCGGTGTGCGCAGTTCAGGGCGTTGTTCTGTCATGGCAGAACCTCCTTCCAGAAATGACTGATAACCTGTTGCAGCTCCTGCTGGCTGGCAGAAGACAGCCCCAGAAATTCACGTTGCGGAATGTTCATCATGCGGTGATGTGCGCCGACGGTCTGCCAGACCGGATATTTCAGCGCCCGCCCGAAACACTGCGAGATAAGCCGTTTGTGGGCGCTGACCGGCACGCTGCCGGAAAAGCCGTCATTCATGATGCGGGCATAATCCAGCGGTGAACCGATACGCACCACGCGGTTTTCCACGATGTACTGGATACTCTCCAGCAGATGGCCTTCACCGCGCAGCAGACTCTGGTTGCCGTGGCGGGTCTTTTTGTACCCGTCAGACCAGTCCGGCCAGCGTTCGCCACCCGGACTGGTTTTCTCATCGATGATGCGGCGGCGGGTCTGTGATTCCACCACCGCACCGATGCTTTCCAGCAGCTCTGACTGCAATGAACCCTCTGCCAGCTTTTCAACGGCGCGGCGGATATCCTCCAGACGCTGGTCACCGCTGACCTGTACAGAAATCCCCATCACAGCACCCCTTTCAGGTTGTTACGGGTGAACAGCCGGGCATTGGCACCCACCACAATAATTTTCCCGTTGTCGGTTTCTGCCGGGGTGGCATACGTCGGCAGGCCCAGGTCACGGGTGCCGTTCGCCATTTCACGCAGGGTTTTAATGGCGTCGTCGTAGCGTTTCTGGATCAGCTCCGTGATTTGATTGTCACGCTCTGATAACCAGTAAAACGCCAGCGATACCGCCACGCGTTGCAGCGGGCGCGGGATTTCCGTCACCCCCAGCGGCAGCTGGTAGCGGCGGGACAGAAACGAATCAATTTCCGCTTCCGCATCACTGATGGCCTGACGGATTTTGTCTTCATCCAGCCCGTTGGTTTCCCGGTTAATCGCCATGTTCCAGACAAGATTGCCGTCCGCGCGTAACAGGTCTTCCTGCGTGATGTATCCCATCAGCCTTTCTCCGCTTCCCGGACAATCAGATTCGGTTCTGCCATCAGGCGGGTGGCAACCGCAGCGCTCACCGCCACATCCTCACCGATATGTGACCAGAAACGGCCACAGCGCCAGAACCCGTTTTCAGACACGGCCCTGACGTTCAGCCGGACAGGGGCGTCACCCTGTACAGCAACCGGGTCTTCAGCCGGACGTGGTTCATTCGCCTGACCGTCAGCCACAATAACGTCTGCCAGCGGTGCCGGGTTTTCCTGTGCAGCGCTGTTCTTTGCGGCTTTCGCGCCTTTGGTTTCTGCTTTTTCAGTAAGCGCCCCGAGAAGTA